CTTTTATTTTCCTGATGTACTTTCCGTCTTCTGTTACATAATGATGGAATCCTAAAAACGAAATTCCCTTACGGAATGGAACTATTTGTGTCTTCCCATTTAACGATAGGCCGAGGGTACTAGCAAAAACTTCTATAGCTTCTTTGCACCACTTTGCGTAACTTCTGCTTGAACATATCAAATAAAAGTCATCTGAATAGCGCCCGTATTTATCTATTCCAAGCTCACCAGTTACAAAATGGTCAAGTCCATCAAGCATAAGAAGCGCATACATTAGTGCAACAGGATTTCCAAGCGGAAGACCTGGGCTTTCAATGCTATCAATGAACAAATGGTTTAACCATACTGTATATTCGTCGCAGAAATAATAATCTACTATATCCTTCACTGGATCATGCTCTATGGTGTAAAAGAATTTTCGTATATCGCACTTTAAAATCCATCCATTTGTTCCATGTTCTTCGTAAAAGCTTAACATCTGCTCTTTTAGACAATCCATTCCAAAATGAGTACCTTTATCTATTTGGCCTGCGTAATTGGTACGAATAAATTGAGACTGCAACCTTGGTCTAAGAACGGTATAACACAGACAATTCTGAACCACTTTGTCCTTAAAAGCACAGGACTTGATTTCTCGCTCCTTTGGCTCATATATTTTGAATTTGTTATACTGGTTCATACTGTACGTCTGATTCTCAAGCTGTTCTTTCAATATGTGAAGTCCTTCAAGACTCATTGTTTGAAATCTCGCACAACTTCCATTAAATTTCTTGCCAGATTTCGTTTTTCGGTATGCTTTGTATAAATTTTGAAAATCGCATATAAGATCTTTATCCATAGTAAAAATTCCTTTGTATTTATCCTATTCGGAAAGGTCATTTGCTTTTTTGTATCTTTTGCTGATTTCGGCTTAATGCCTACTCTGACGGCCTGTTTGACACAGAATGGGCGAACACCGTTGCTGTTGTTGCAATTGTTGTTGTTGATGTTGCCGGACGGAAGAACAACGGTCTTAACAGCAAATAACCTAATATTATTATCTTTCTTTGTCTTTAGTCCTCCAGGCAATTGCCATATGCTTTATATCTGAAACCATCTTTGACCAATATTCTGTACTTTTATTGTTGATGATGTTCAATTCCATTGACAATTCAATATAGAACAATAACTCATCACATTTTGTTATTGCTTTTGTCTGGAGTTCTGATCGCTCTTTAGGATAAAGTCTCAAATCTGTTCGGTTCGCTTCGTATAAATGCTCATAAATTTCAAGTGCTTTATTTTGCATTTTATCTACGAGTGAGAACCTATATTTTTTCGGATAACGGTTACAATTAGAAGTTATTATTAAAGTATGCTTTGCCAGCTCTTTTGCTTTAAGAATAACTCTGAGTTCTTCTGCCACTTAATTACTTCTCCTTAGATTCAAAGATTGAAGGAGAAAAGATACAAACTGGGCGAACACCGTAGCCGTCGTGGCAACTGCCGTTGCCGACGAAGCCGGACGGAAGAACAACGGCAGTCCATTTATAATATTCGTTGCACGGCGTACTCCATGGAGTAAGTAACCACCAGTAATACTCTTCGTTCGGGATCAGGCTTCTGTATTTTCTGTACTCGTCAAGTGTAAGCATTGATACCTTATCCTTGCACTTTCCATATTCCTTCTGCCCATCAACAGATAACAAATCCCTTTCAAATTCAATAATGTTTTCCTCTCCAATTTCCTTTTCTAATTTTCTGAGGAAATCATTATTCAAATACTGGCGCAGTCCACTAGTTCTCCAGTCATTGCAGTTCGAATCAAATGTCATTGATTTCTCCAATTTTTCTGCAAGGCACATATAGCCCAAATCAGAAACATCAATGATTTCCCATTTTAGCCCTGCAAGTTCGAACTTATTACCTGCTTTAGGCTCAACATCAATTTTTCTTTTTGAGTTACCTTCTAAGATATTTACTCTTTTCTTTAGATCATTGAACTGTTGTTGCAGTTCTTCTAATGTCAATTCAGCCATTTACTCTCCTTTCGATACAAAGATGTTAGATTTTAAGATACAAACTGGGCGAACACCGCAGCTGACGCAGCAATTGTTGTAGCAGAAGCCGGACGGAAGAACAACGGCGATTGAACGATTGCATTCACGGTTTGGACTAGTCCATGCTGTACAAGTCCACCACCAATCATCCAGATCATTATTAACAATCAAATTGTTATACTTTCTTGCCTCGTCAAATGTAAGTGGGTGGACCTTACAAGTCAGCTCCCCATAGTCGTTCTGACCATCTACTGTCTCAAGGCTAACTCTGTGTTCCACAAGATTCTCGGCTCCTACTTCATTTTCAATAGTTGGCTGGATTTCAGCTTCGATGTATTTTCTAAGTCCAGATGTTTTGTAATCCGCTGTATCATCTGCAAATTTTCTGTCTTCTGCTATAAAATTCCTTGAGATAACTTTGGTTTTTCCTTCGTGCTGTTCGAGGACAATATAATCATTCTCTCCAATACAAAATGTTTCTCCGGCTTTTAAGCTTTCCAGCTTAACCTTGTTACTCCGCTCTCTTTCTTCAAGCATTTTTACCAATGCTCTTGCAGCTTCAAGTTCTTTGCTCATCTGTCTCCTTCCTTATAGTCGTGGCGACTTGACCAAATCGCGCACAACTCTATATTTTGAAATGTTTTCTCCGTCTTTCTCAACAAAGTAAAACGCTCCGTCATTCGGCTCTCTGAAACCGCTGTAATACTTTACATTTACCATTGCCGCATCCTGTTCCTTGGATCGGCTGGACCATTCGCGGATTTCTGCGCCGAGGTAACTTTCTCCGCTGTTCACTACAACCATTCTTGCTCTCCTTTCTTTTCTTTTCTGGTGGATTGTAGCAATCTACGAACTCATGCAAGTCATATAAGCTGCATCCTCTAAATTTCAATGTTTCATTTTGTTTCCATAAGCGCTCTGCTCTCACACCAAATTCATCTGAAAAGCTCTGGATCAACCCTTTCATGGCTTTCTGCCTAGCTCTTTTAATTTCTGTTGCCGTCCTTGGTGCTATTGCATCCACTCTTCTACAGATATGTCCAATCAGCTCTAACCGCTGCTCCTCTGTTAACTTCATAGGCTTACTGTAACTGGCGATAAATCGCCTGAATGATCTTGGCATCATACAACGCATTGTGTTTTACTCCTTTAGGAAGTGGCTTCCCCAGCTTTGTTAAGAGTTGTTCGCGTGATAAATCAAACGCTTCCTTTTCAGAAATTCTTAGCACCCTTGCAATATCCTGATTGATGTCGTGGCAACTTGCTGATACGCAATTAGGAAGCTCCAATGCGGAACTTGCCAGAAGATCAACCAGTAAAACAAAATCGTAATGAGATACATCTGACACAAATTGAATATCGCTCTCAAAATGCTTAAGCCATTCAAGAAGTGATTCTCGTACCTCATATTTGCTGCCAACCACAAATACGGTGTTTTCCTTGTCTAGCAACTCTGCAAGCTCCTTGTTCTCACCCTTTACCACTGTATTTGACAATACATTTTCCTTAATCCAAGGTGAAATCTGATAATCTGCAAAATCATTAAGTTCTGCGTAAAATGATTCACCGCTTGCAGATACAATTCCGATACTTATTAGGGTTGTGTCTTTATGCAATCCTGTAAACTCCGCATCAAAGTACAGATTTATCATCTTCCTTCGCTCCTTCCTTTTCTTTATATTCCTCTGCCTGCTCCATTCCAATGATGTAGGCAAGCTGTTCTTCTGTTAAACATGGAAGCAGCCGTGTTGCTGTTTCAAGCAATTGCTCTTTGCTTTCCCCATGGTAAATAAAAATTGTTGATCACTCTCCTTCTTCATTATCTTCAATACTGTTTGGATTTAGCATTATCATTAACAGCTTCTTCCAAGCAAACGATGTGTTTACGGTATATCCCCTTGCGGTTTGATACTGCATATGTACCACGTGTGGGTACTTCGCTTTAATCGCCGCGCTTACTGTTGTTGGTGTTCCATCTGGCATTTTTACATTCAGCACAACAATGTCGCCCTGCTTTGCTGTTTCTTTCAGCAGCTCCGTGTCTTTGCTCATTTCTCCGCTCAAATGCGGCAATATTTCTCTTAGATTCATACATTTCCTTTCTGTATGGCTCAGGCATTCTAGCCCAAGCCACGATTTCATAGCCAGAATCTTCAAATCCACCGTCCGGCAAATTTGCCTGGCAAGCTTCTTTCGAAACCCACCATCTAAATCTGTTCTTTGGGTCTGGTCCCCAATAATACTCATGGGTAAGTCTAGTCTCGCCCCATCTAATTGTACACAGCAGATAGCCTGCGGTCTTATCTGGCATCTTTTTAGTCATCCAGAACATCTTTTATCACCTCTCTTAATTTGTATTTGCAGCTTTTCTTTTTTGCTTACGATGTTGTGACCGTGTTTTCGATCCAGCCAAGCAAATAGTTATTCTGGATACTGGAGCAGCTATTTGTCACTTCGCTCAACTTCTTCAAAGTGCGCTTTTTCTGCTCTGTCAAAAAACGGTATGTCTTAGGCTTTTCCTTTTTATCTGTCATCACGCCTGCACCTCCTTTCTACATGTTTCCATTCTTTCAATATAGCTAATCATGTCAGCAAAGCTTTCTGCTCTGTACAAGATTGCTCTGTTTGTGTCAGCAAGTAGTGTGTATGCACTATCAAACTGGAATATGTAATACTTATGCATTCCCTCGTAGTACATGCAATCTTTAAGTACTACAAACTTGTTAATGTCAAGCATTGTTTGTTCCTTTCTTTCTTATGTAACTTCTGCTATCATTTCTGCCTTCATCTTGGCGAACTTGTTGATAAAATGGATTTGTCCTTTTCCAGTTACAAGCGTTGTTCTTGTGATTCTGACACTTCCGTCCGGATTCACAACGGTACGCTCCTTAACTTCAAAGAGTTTCTGTTCCATCGCCTTCTGTGTCGGCATATTTTTACTGCCGCCACTTTTAATCAGATAGTCATTTTGGCGCATCCACTCAAAGAGTCTGTTTTGCCCGATCTCATGGCCATTCTGACAAATCAGTTTTGCCATGTCTCCAATTAGTACTTTATTATCTGCCTTGAGCTTATCAATCTCGTTATTGGCAATCTTTAAGGCTCGTGCCATCACCTGTTCCGGTGTATTCCATGCCTTTTCGAGATCAATGAAGTACTGGCGGTACTGCTTGCCCTTGTCGGTACGCTGAATCATGCAGATCTGCTTTGCCATGTCGATGGAGATTTCATGATCAATCATATTCTGTCCGCCGTGACTCTCGCTTTCCATTTTTGGAAAGCGAGTTTTGAAATCTATGTTAACTTCAAAACCATATTCACACATGCGATTAAACCACGTTGTATAATTGCTTTTAATCTCTAGTCCTTCATGCAGTTCTCTTGCCGACACAGTAGGCTGCTCTGACTCGTAGTTAATTCTCAAGAGTTCCATGTTCCGGCTCCTTTCTGTTAAATTTTCAATGTCCGTTTGTTTGTTACACTTACAGTATAGTTTATTAGGAATACTTTGTCAATAGTTTTTCGATTGTTTGACAAACTTTTTTGTTGACTTAACAAACAAAACTTGCTATAATAATAATGGAAGGAGGTGATAAGATGGAAACTACAATAGGTGAAAGAATAGCAATGGTGCGAAAAAGTCAAGGCTACACCTTAGAGAAATTTGGAGAAGCTATTGGAATAAAGAAAGGTTCAGTTAGTCTACTAGAGCGTGGTATCAATACTCCGGCTGACAGAACGATTTTTATGATTTGCAACAGATTTAGCGTAAGCGAACAATGGCTCCGCACTGGAGAAGGTGATATGTTCAAGGGTCTTACACCATCAGAAGAGATTGAATCATTTCTTGGCACGCTTGCAATAGCAGGTGACGAAAATTTCAAAAAGCGTTTAATCCTTTATCTTGCGCAAATGAAGGATTCAGACTGGGAGAAATTGGAACAAGTGCTTGATACTCTTCTTGCAGGAAAAGATATCATCTTTCCACCAGACACCAAAAGTGAAAAGTAATCCTGAGTAAGCCAAATGGTGGGCATCCAGAAATGGATGCCCATTGCTTGTTTTATTACAAAATATGTATCTTCTTGTTGATATTTTTTCTGCTGTTGTCTATACTGTTTATATAATCTTAATCCAAATCATTAAAGGAGATTGAAATATGAAGAAACAGATTATATTTACAACTTTATGTGGGTGTATCGCTTTGCAAACATTTATGCTGTCAGCGTGTTCTGGTGACTCAGCTGCAAAGGATAATTCACGGGACTGTACTATGTTAGCAGAAAGTAAAGCCACGTCAGGCGAAAGCGATGATTCTCAAAGCTGGGAGATATCATTCGATAACATTCCTTGGGGAGCTGATTTTGCTTCTGTAAAGCAGATGCTTCCTGATTTAGAGCTAAGCGGAATAACATATGAAGAAATGAGTCCAGATAGTATTATCAAGGGATTCAACAAAGTTACTAGTGACTCTTCTAGTAAAGTTACTTTACGTGCTTCATCAAATAAACTTTTGTTACGTGATTCGAACTACAGTTTTGAGTTTGAAGGCCACGATCTAATTGATCTTGTTATGTATTTTGTCTTCGAAACCACAGACGATGGATATATTGATTACGACAGTGAAAAAGCGCTTCTTTATGGAGTTAATTATAGAGTTGAAGGTTCGTTAGGAACACTTGCAGAATTTGCAGAAAAGTTCAGAAAAGTATGTGGGGAGCCTTCACAAAATTATACAATCGAAAAGAGTTCAAATAACACGGATATGCAATATTTGATTTGGGAAAATGATAATTATATTATTTCCGTTCATGATGAAATAGCTGATACGTTTGATTCTTCATTTAGCGGTTGGGACGAGTCTATCGAGATATCTTATGCCTGGAAAAATGGTTCTAAACTTTTAGAGCAATCTAAAGATGCGCTGCATAATGTAAAAATTAAAAACGCAGAAAAATAAGAAGAATGGGAACCTAATCACGGGTTCCCATTCCTTTATTCTCTAACTAAGATGTAATAAACGATCTTCAGCTTTGAAAGCCTGTCTTCTGTTTTTAACTTTTCTTTTATCTTCTTCATATAATACCGTTTCATTGCTTCTTCAACATCTGCATCAATCTCCTTTTCAGTTCTGCTTTCTACCATTCATTGTCCTCTCTTTCTTCTATTCTCTCGTCATTGTCTGCGCGATCAGCTCACAGCGATATTCCTTTACATCGTCTCTGTCTGTTAACTGATATAAGAAATCAAGCAATTCCATTTCGTTACGTTTTCCTTCTGGAATGAACGTGGACATATATGTAATCGCTCTTTTTACATATTCGTTGCCTTTTAGCTCTGCAATACTATCTAAAAAACGTCTAACCACATCACACATATAATCACCTTTCCTTTGCAATTGTATCCACAGAAATTTCGTATGCAACTTTAACCATTTCTGTTTCATGCTCTCTTTTGATATAAGTTCTGCTCTGGATTCTTCCAGACAGTCTAATTTTGTCCCCAACCTTTAAATTTGATGCCTTTCGAGCAAGCTGATTCCAAGCAATACAATGCAAATAATCACTCTTGCCATATGAACGATTTACAGCAACTATAAGCTCACATAACTCCTTTTTTAATGGTGTTGTGCGATATATCGGCTT